CGGGAAGCGTGAATAGTTATGAAATTTCAGACTATGACAGTTTTTCGGAATACTCTGTTGATGTCAGTCGAGGCGATGTAAGTGTCAGCGGTAGCAGTTTCACGATTACGTTAGATGCGAATGAAAGTCATGGGCCTCTCGATATAAACATTACGCGAGATGGAAAGCCTGTGCTCTATTTTGTTGCAGTCGGGGCTCCCGTTATTGCTCCACCATCTTTAGTTTTCCCAACAAATAATGCTGTCGATGTTGGTTTGTCACTGGTTTTGCAATCGAGTGAGTTTAAAACATATCCAAAAGGAATTGACGCGCCCGTTTCATCAAGCTGGCAATTGTCACTAGACGAGAGCTTTAGCAATATTATTTTTGAGTCTGTAGAAGACAGCGATAATGTTACTTCTTTGCCCGTCCCCTCTGAGCTACTGGAGATTAGCACGTTTTACTATGCACGCTGTCGTCACCATGGCGCGGAGCTTGGGGTTTCCGAATGGTCCCAGACGATAAGTTTCAAAACCGATAATAAATATATTGAAAAACCTTCTATAACGCATCCAGTAAATAGTGGGGAAGATATTCCAGAGTCTCCCATCATTGAAAGCTCAGCGTTTAGTGCTTTCCCTGAAGGCGTGGACGTGCATTTTGCAACATCTTGGCGATTAATCGATGAAGAAGGCTCTGTTTTATGGGAAAAGATGGGAGATAGTGAAAATAAAATAAACATTTCTATTCCGCCTGGAACTTTGCAAGAGTCAAAAGAATATGCTGTTCAGGTTATGTATATTGGCGAGAATCTAAAAAGCCCCTGGTCTGATAAGGTAGTATTCTATACTGCTAGTCAGTTTGCTCCTGAAGATGGCAACGCTGGCGTTCCTTTCGCAGGTGGTTATTTCGTTAGACGGATGTTTGATGAAGAAGGCAGCGAATATGCGTTGGTTGTCTGTTCTGAGCCAGAACAGCAGATATTCAATAGTTTCAGTTTTTATGAAGTTACACAAAAAGTATCTAATCTTTCGATTAACGGATACACAGACTGGCGTGTGCCGACGATCGATGAGATGCGAATCATGTTTCGTGAGTTTAAGTCTTCATCTCTGCAAAATGATACTAGATACGGCGCTACTGATAAGGTGACCCCCCCGCTGGGAAATTACACAGAAGAAGCACCTGGTGTAACGGCGTTGCCAAGCTTTTTATACCGAGGAGGAGAGCAAATCAGTGGCATTCAGTGGACTCAGAGTGAAACCGATAGTTACAACGCGCTGGTGGTGCATATGACAACCGGGTATGAGAATGTGCAGCACAAGTCCCGAGACTATCAAGTTCGCGCTGTCCGCCGCTCGTATTTACAAGGGAGCCAGTGAATGAAAATTGAATACGTCAAAGTTGATCATATTGACCGCCGCCCCACAACAGAATACCCGGCAAGGCACGGCCCCGATGATCCAGTGCACGGCATACAATTTCTCTGGTGCGAGTCTGGTGATCCTAATCGCTACTTCGGTTTAGCCCCGGACAGCACGAATCTTGCGACACCAGGCATACTGCGTCAGATTAACGAAGAGGAGTGGGAATATCTCACAAAGCAGCGCCGGGAAATACGCTTGCAAGAGCTCGCTGATCACCGTTGGCGAATCGAAACCGGCGGCGTCACACTGCCCGGCGGCGGTCGAATCCTTACCGATCGTGAAAGCCAGGCGCAGGTCAACTCAGCGTATACGACCCTGCGCGAAGACTTCATCACGACAGCGGATTTTAAAGGCGAAAACGGCTGGGTGTTGATCACGCTGGCCGAGATCACCCCGATCGCCAAGGCAGTAGCCCGGCATGTGCAGCCCTGCTTCACGGCCGAGCGTCGCGTCAGTGAGAAAATAAACGCCGCTGAGGATGCCGAAGCGCTCCACGCTATAGACATCGCCAGTGAATTTGCCGCCGAGTTGGAAGCGATTAAGGCCGAGCAACTGGAAGCCGAAACCGCTCCCGGCTGACGCTTAACCGCTGAACTACACCGACCCGCCTGTATGGCGGTTTTTTTGTGCCTGGAGAAAGCCCAATGGCTGATAGCCAAAACCGTCGCAAATACCGCGTCGTCGTCCCGTTCCCCCACAAGGGTGGGCACTGGACGCAGAAAGGTCAGGAGCTTGAGCTCCTGCGTTGTGAAGCCGAGCAGCTCGTGCGCGCAGGGCGACTGCAGCCGGTTAAATCCACCAAGGCCATCGCGGCCGCTAAGAAAGGCGAGTAACCGATGGCTGAGATTCCAAATTTTGACCACAACGGCATCTCGATCAATACGACCGAGCCGCCAGCCCCGATGGGGCCGCTATCCGGCACGATCCCCGGTTGGGTGGGTACCGCGCCCGATCGTGATGCAAGTCTGCCGTTGAACGTGCCGATCCGCATTGCGAATACGAAAGACGCGGCGCTGCTGGATACCACTGGTGACGAGGCGGGCACGTTGTTTCATGCCGTGTCGCAGACGCTGAAGAAAGCCCAGTGCGTTCAGTACGTGATTATCGTTGAAGAGCAAACAGACCCCGAAGGCGAGCCGGACTTAGCGGCGACGACTGCCAAGATCATCGGCGGTATCGATGTCGAGAGCGGCCAGAAGACCGGTATCTCGGCGATTCCTACCGCCGCCGAGGTGCCTAACGTCATCGCCGCGCCTGGCTATAGCCACCAGAAGGAAGTGATTGATGCGCTGGCCAGCATGGGTCGCCGGATCCGCGCGCGGGTGCTGATCGATGCGCCCGACGAAGCGGTGTCGGGCATTACCGACTTTAGCGAGACGCTAGGCGGTGAGGGGCTTGGCTTTGAAGGCGTCTACATGGCCTATCAACAGTGCCAGGTGTATTCCAAAGCAGCGCTGGGCCAGATCTTCGTGCCGCCCAGCACGATGGCCATGGGCTGCTTTGCAGCGGTTCAGCCATGGGAAAGCCCAGGCAACCAGGGCGTGTACATCGACGGCGTGAGCCGGGATATCGATTACAACATCCTGGATAAAACGCACGAGGGCGACCTGCTCAACCGCTATGGTGTGAGCTACTTCGCGCGCACCTCGCTGGGTGGTTTTTCGCTGATCGGCAACCGTGCCGTGGATGGATCGTTCATCTCGCACACGGGCCTCGCTGACGAGATCGGCCGGAAGCTGTGCAAAACGGCACAGAAGGCGATGGCCAAAAACCTGGACATGGCGTTTATGCGCCAAGAGCTGCGACGGATCGACAACTTTGGGCAGAACTTGGTGGCCCAGGGCGTCCTGCCGATTTTCGAGTGCTACCTGCACCCAACATTGAACACCGTCGACGAGTACCGCAACGGCACCTGGTACATCGTGCTGAACTACGCGCGTTACTCGCCAAATGAACACATGGTCTATCAGCTGAACGCATCTGAAGACCTAATCGGCACCTTCGTGGAGAGCATGCTCAATGGCTGAACGTACACGCCGCATTATTGCGGCCACCTTTCAAGGGTACCCGCTGCTCGAAGAGATCGAGAGCTTCACCCCGGTCAACACCGAAAAGACCATGGAGGCTTCGCGCGGCGGGCGTTTCGTTGGTCGCGAGCTGATGGTCGGGCTGGAGAACATGACCGCGTCGATCGTACTCAACGGCGCCGACTCGGCGCTGTTTGGCGACCTCAGCCCGGCGGCGGGCGAAGACGTCGAGCTCTACGTGCGCGAGGCCTGGGAGACCGAAGACGGCGAAGCTATTTCGGTGAAGCACGAGATCACCGGAACGGTCAACAATGTTGAATCGCGCGAAACCAAGATGGGCGAGTTCCCACAGCGCACGGTCAGCATCGCGGTCATCGCGAGCAAGCGCACCGAAGGCGACACGTTGATTCACAACATCAACGTGCGCACTCAGGTAGTCGATCTCGGCAGTGGCGACCTGATGGAAGCCCACCGCCGCGCCGCTGAAGTATAAACCCAACTCACCGCTACCCGCGCCGCCCCGACCTTAGTGCCGGGGCGGCGTTTCTTTTTGCCTGCCTGAAGGATCCTGACCAATGTGGAAGCCCGAACCGATCACTCTGACGTGGCCGATCAAGCACGATGATGCGCACCTTGAAAAGCTGCCGCTGCGCCCAGTTACCAAAGCCGAATATGACAAGCACGTCGTGCCGCTGGAAAACGGTACCCAGCAGTTTCTGGCCATGGCGGTGTTGGCCACCGGCCTGCCCGAGAAAGTAATCAAGACGCTCAAGCGCCCTGACTTCAATAGCTTGGCCGCGTGGCTGCGTGAGATGAGCGGGAACAATGCCGAAGTGTTCCGCGAGATCTCCGACCCTGATGCGCCCGAGCTACTGGTGCCGATCACGGGTGACGATGGCCACCAGATCGACCGGGTCACTCTGGAAGTGCCCGGCCTGGAAGCGACGATCTTGATGGAGAAGAAGCCCAACCTGGAAGATCAAAATTGGTTCATCAACATGCACTGCACCGGGCTTTCCCGCGAGGAGCTTGGCCGGTTGTCGTTGCCTGATTGGAACCAGATTCAGGCGAGGATTACTCGTTTTTTGGCCGACACGGGGGATTATTTTCGCGGCGTGACATCGACACGCTGACCGATGTGATTCCTCTGGTCTACCACGTTAGCGAAGCCGAGATCCTGACGTGGAAACCCGACAAAGCGCTGCGCCGCTATGAACTAGCGCTGCAGCGACTCAATCCTAAACGCCGAGGGTAGCGCGATGGCAGAATCCAAATATTCTATCCGGCTCGCTGCCAAGGATGCCTTCAGCAGCACGTTTGAGTCGTTCGAAGACGCCTCAGCGGGCGTGCGCGCCGCAGTGCGCGATCAGCAAGATGAGCTGCGCACGCTTAACCGAGTCGCTCGGGATGTTGACGGCTACCAGCGTCTAGAAACGAAGATTGAGTCTACGAAGACCCAGCTTGCCTCGGCGCGGGCAGAGCATGCCCGCTTGGGGCGCGAGGTTGAGCAGTCTGGGAATCGTGTTGGCGAGCTGGCAGCGCAATATGACACGGCTCGCGTCACGCTCCGTCGTCTTGAAGATGCGACCGAAAGCAGTGCTGCTGAAGTTAAAGCGGCGCGTGTTGAGCATAATCGCCTTGAGCGGGAGCTGAACGCTGCCGAGCGTGCTGAACGGTCTCTCACAACACAGCGTGATAAGTCGACAGCCAATGTCAAAACGCTGGAAAGCGCCGAGCGTGGCCACCGTAATGAGCTGGGCCGCGTTAGTCGATCGCTGACCGATGCCGGTGTTGATACCAACAACCTAGCCGAAGAGCAGCGACGCCTGGAGCGCTCGATTGAGAGCGCGAACGGTGCCCTGCAAAGCCAGCGTGGCCGCCTGGACGCCGTGCGTGACGCTCAAGGCCGAATCGATGCCAACCGCAACGCGCGGGCAGATTTGCGCGGCAGAGCGGTGGAAACGGCAGCGCTGGGCTATCTCGCATCGCGTCCGATTAATCAGGCGATGGACGTTGAAACCGCTGCGGCCGAGTACGCCAAGGTGGCCAACGGCGTCACGCCTGAGCAGATTCAGGAAATGGCGTCGACCAACCTACGCATGTCGACCGAGCGGCAGTTTGCAGCGGCTGAGCTGACGGCGGTTGACCTGTTCCGGATTCAGGCGTCGGCTGCTCAGGGTGGCATCGATAGCGAAGAGGTGATGCCGTTCACCCGCACCGCCGCGACCATGGCGGCGGCGTTTGATATGAGCGCCGACGATGCCGGTGACACGCTAATGGCGTGGCGTGCCGGTATGGGGCTCGACCAGGGGCGCGCCAACCTGCTGGCCGATGCCAGTAATGAACTAGGCAATACCTTCAACGCGCAGTCGGGTGATATTGCCGACGTATTGCGTCGCCAAGGCGCTGTGGCGATGTCGTCGGGCTTTAGCGAGCTTGAAACCGCTGCCCTTTCGGCGGCGCTGCTCAACGGCGGCGCTACCCGGGAGGTGTCAGCGACAGCGCTGAAGAACCTGACCGGTGCGCTGACCAAGGGCGATGCGGCATCGAACCCGCAAAAGCAGGCGCTTTCCTCTTTGGGTTTCGACTCGGTGGATCTTGCCAGCTCAATGCAGTCGGATGCCGTGGGCACCACGCTCGAAGTGATCGATGCGCTGCAGCAGGCACCGCCTGAGCAGCTCTCGGCGCTGGTAACGCAGATCTTTGGTGAGGACAGCAAGGGCGCAATCATGCCCTTGCTGGCCAACACCGATGCGTTACGCCAGGCGTTTGATCTGGTGGCCGACGAGCAGTCTCTGATGGGCTCATCGGCACGAGAAGCGGCGGGACTTTCCGAGACATCGCGCACCACCTGGAACCGCACGGTCTCGTCGTTCGGTCGACTGACCGCGATCGTTGGCACGGCAATGCTGCCCGCCTTTGAGGCGGTGGCTAACCCTTTGGCGGATGCAGTCAACCTGGTTGCCGACTTCGCTGAGGAAAACCAAGGGCTTGTGGGCGTGCTTGCCGCAGGTGCGGCGGGCATTGTCGCGCTCAAGACGGCAGCGCTTGGTCTCCAGTTCGGCAAGCTAATGCTGGGCCAGGGCGCTAACTACGCGCGGCTGGCCAATGCCCGTTCTGGGCTGAATACCCGACAGGCTCAAACGGCTCGCGCGGCAGACGGTGCCACGCGGCGCTTAAACGCGGCCATGAACATGCTAGGCCGTGGCGGTGCCGCAGGTGCGGCTGGGCGTCGCGCTCGCACAGCGGGCCGGTCTACAGCCGGTGCTACGGGTGGAGCGCCGCGCCGTGCCACCGTGCCAGCCGCCAATACGCGCATGGCTGGGATGTCCTTTGCCCCAGTGGCCGGAGCGGCTCCAGCGGCGGCGCCTGCTGCTGCCGGTAACGCGGCGCGTGGTGGTTGGCGTGGTGGTTTATCGCGCGCGGGCGACCTGGCCAACCGAGCAAGCAACAGCCGGGTAGCGAAATGGGGTGGCCGTGCAGCGGTGCCGCTAATGCTGCTGGGAGGCGCTGCTCAAGCGGCCAACGCGGCGGGCGAGGGTGATGCCGAGGGCGTTGGTAGTGCCGTCGGCGGTATGGCGGGCGGCCTTGGCGGTGCCTGGGCGGGAGCGGGTGCAGGCGCGGCGCTTGGCACGATGATCCTTCCGGGTGTTGGCACGGCCGTGGGTGGTGCTGCCGGTGGTTTGATCGGTGGCATTGCGGGCTCGGGTGCGGGCCAGTGGATTGGAGAGAAGGCGGGCGGATTCTGGAACTGGGCAACCGGCGGAGACGACGACAAGCCGCAAGCGGCGCTGGATCCGTTAGCGGTGAATGCGGCCGCTCATGTTGGTGCAACACCGCGTGCACAGATATCTCCTATCGCGTTTACCTCTGCCCATCAGGTGGCCGCTGCCAGCCAAGCGCCACCGCCACCGGCGCAGATCTCGCCAGAGGCACTGGTTGTAGCCAACCGGGTGGCATCTCCTGAGGACGCGGCGCGGGAGGTCACTGAGAACAACGATAACCGCACGATCTCACCATCGTTTGACATCAAGATCGAGTCGAGCGGCGACCCCGCGCGTGACGAAGTGCTGCTCGATCGCCTGATGGAGCGACTGCGTACCGAGCTAATGCCCATGCTGCAGGGCGGCGGATTGGACGTTCGCCTGGATGCATCACTAACCGACGGAGGGGCTTGATATGGCGCGACAGCAGCTATCGCTGGGCGGCTTCGTGTTCAGTCAGCAGGGCGAGTTCGCTTACGAGACGCTGGAGCGCAAGTCGTCTGGCGGCTGGCAGCGGATTGATATCGTCAACGCCAAGCCGCGCGCGCACAACACCGGCCAGGGTGCCGAGACGGTGCGCCTACGTGGCAAGGCTTTTTATGCCTACGGCATGGACAAGCTCGCCGAGCTGCGCGCCCTTCAGGCGAAGCGTGAACCGCTAACCCTGGTCGATGGCCATGGGGCGAACTGGGGCCGCTGGACGTTCGACGACTTAAACGAGAACCAGGAGCGCATCATCGACGATGGCACGGCGATGATCGTCAAGTGGGAAATATTGCTGACGGAGTACAGCGATGAGGAAGATCCGCAGCCGGGCGGGTGATACCGCTAACGGCATTCTGTACCGGGAGACCGGCCGTTACGACGACACTGCTGAGGAAGCGCTGTGGCAAGTCAATCCAGGCTTGGCGGCCTATGGGCCGACACTGCCGTCGGGCGTTACCGTCTACGTGCCCGAGATCCAGGAGACGCCGACCCTCGCGAAGGTGACTAACGTATGGGACTGATGGGATACACGCCGCTGTTTGAGGCCGACGGCGCTAATGCGGGACTGATCAACTCCCGGCTGATCCGCTGGGAGCGTGTCGACGCGGCGGGCCTTGAGTCAGATCGGTTGATGCTGGTGGTGGACACCGAAGGCCTGGATGGCCTTCCTAGCGATGGTGGGGTTATCCACTGGCGTGAGGGCTACGCCGAGACTGGGCTGTGGGATAAGGGTGCGTTTCGCGTGACGCGCACGACGCCGCAACTTTTCCCCATGGCTATGAAAATTGTGGCCACCGCTGCGCCATTTGAGGCACCAGATGAGACGGCATATCGAGAGCGGCGATCGGCTAGCTATGGGCCTACTACGCTAGGTGAAATATTTCGTCAACTGGTTCGCAAGCACAGCTTCGAGCCCCGCATCGCTCCAGAGCTCGACATTATAACAGTAGGACATGTTGATCAGGCCGACGAGACCGATTTCGGATTTCTGACGCGGCTGGCTGGCAAGTACGACGCTGTCACCAAGCCGGTAGACGATCTCTACGTTCTAGCGCTGCGCGGTCAAATTAAAAGCGTAAGCGGGCAGCAGCTTGAGTCTTTGACGCTTTCAGTGCCACAGAACAACTTACCAGGTGCTGGCAGCTTCGTGAATGCTTCAGTTGATCGGTCGGGTCGCCAAGAATTTGCCGGTGTGCGGGCCAGCTGGTACGACGACGAAGCTGCTAAGGCGGTGACGGTAGAAGCAGGAGAGAAGCCGTTCAAAACGCTGCGGCAGCAGTATCAAAGCGAGGCCGAAGCCCAGGCGGCAGCGCAGGGTGAGCAGCGAAAGCTAACCCGGAAAGCGGCAAAGCTAACGGTCGACGCGCCTGGCGATCCTCGTTTCGTGGCTGAGGGTTTGATCATCCTGGATGACACCTGGCCAAGCCACATGCGTGGAACGTGGTCGGTCGACAAGGTGACGGCGCGCGGTGAGAAAAGCGGTTATCGCTGCCGGATAGAAGCAACGTGGCCAGAAGGACACGAAGACTAGATGGAGGGCTCCCTGGTGGTGCGGACACACCGCCAGGGCGCTAACACACTCGATGCACCGAGTGGGCCAGCCATGGCCCCCCATGCCTGCACAGGCGCTGGGGAGGCTACCCGATAAGTAACTGACCCACAAGGACGAAGATGTCTAAACCATTCATTCAGTGGATGGGCGGCAAGCGCCGCCTGGCCAAACACATTCTGCCGAACTTCCCTGACCACCAGTGCTACGTTGAGCCCTTCGCGGGCGGCGCGGCGCTGTTTTTCATGAAGCAGCCGAGCAAAGTGGAGGTGATCAACGATACCAATAGCGACCTGGTTAACTTGTACCGCGTGGTGCAGCACCACCTGGAAGAGTTCGTCCGCCAGTTTAAGTGGGCGTTGGTCTCCCGCGAGATATTCGCGTGGGAGAAGCTCAAGCACGTTGACACGTTGACGGATATCCAGCGCGCCGCGCGGTTCTACTACCTGCAGCAGCAAGGGTTCGGCGGTAAGCTCAATTCCAACTTTGGCATCTCGACCACGTCTAGCCCTGGCCTGAACCTGCTGCGGATCGAGGAGAACCTCAGCCAGGCGCACCTGCGGCTCTCGCGCGTGTTCGTCGAGAACATGGACTGGAAAGCGGTCATGAAGCGCTACGACCGGCCGCACACACTGCACTATCTGGATCCGCCGTATTGGGCGACCGCTGGCTATGATTGCGAGTTCCCATTCGAGGAGTACGAGGCGATGGCCACGCTTGCGCGGGAGGTGCAGGGGAAGGTGATCATCTCGATCAACGATCACCCTGACATACGCCATGTATTCGATGGGCTGCGGATCGAGGAGGTGTCGCTCAACTACACGGTGGGCGCGAGTAACAGTAAGAAGGCCAAGGAGCTGGTGATTTATAACTGGTAGGCAAAAAGAAACCCCATCGCCGAAAGGCGGTGGGGCTTTTTTGTGTCTGGAGGTTGGCTAGTTAAGCTCATCCCAGGGCACTGAGCCGGGCAGATCCTCGCCGGGCTCGCGAGGGCGAACTTGGGCGAGCTTCGCTTGGCGATCGGCGGGCGCTGCGAGCCGGTACGCTTCGAGCGTGCTGATCGCCCTGCCGTTGGCTGTTGTCCAGACCGGTCGGCCGTCCTGCTCACCGACGCGGATCCAGACCGGCCCTTGGTCGCTATCGCTCCACCGGCATGCCGCCCAGTCATGGCCCTGGACGTCATCGGTGCGGGTGCAGGTCGCGACCCTGCCGGTTTCCTGGATGACCAGTTCGAGCTGGCGTTCATCTTTGCGGCCTTGGTCGCTTAGATAGGCAATGACAGCGGCAACTGCGGTCACGCCGAGAATGATCTTTGTGATGGTTTTCATACCTTTCCCCTGCGTTATATCAGGGGAAGGTTATCATGGCGGGCTGTGCATCGCGGTGTGGGGAGTGCAACAAAAAGCCCTGCTGGGCGGCAGGGCTGGGGGTGGTTAGGGTTTAGGTCGCAAGCCAATGGAGTTTAGTGTTCCCACGGCTTCTTCGTTTACGCCTTCGCCACTGGGATTCGCCTCGCTGAGCGTTACTCGGGCCACCACGAGGCGTCGATCTCGGCTCAGTCCCAGTCGATCCAATAGGTATTTTGCCTGATCAGCCCCAGCGCGGTCGCTGTGTGCGCCATCTGTCAGGGTGGGGTTTCCGTGTTGATCTAGCTTGGCTAGCCACCACTGCTCGCCAATCGTGGGCGCGGTCGGCTCGCGCCTTAGCTGTTCTTGCGGCGCTGCTTCCATTAAGCCTGTTGGGGTTTGCGCAGTGCCCGTGCCTGTTAGAAAGCGATCAGCTTCCTGCTCGATCAGATCTGCTGCGCGCCATGCAGGATGTTTGTGCAGCTCGCTTTCTGGCTGGCCTTCGCAGGCAGATCGGGCGGCCTTGCGCAGTTCATCGGGGGTCGGTGCGCTGTAGGTCATTGGGCTGCCTCCGTTTCGCCTTTATCTTTAGGTCGCGTGGCGTTGCATTCCGGGTAAGTGCAGGCCATGGTGCCGTCGCCCATGTCCTCCCAGTCGTGATCGCAATCATCGCTCACCTTTTCCGGAGCGGGCTCCTGTGGGATATACACCTCACGCTTTACGGCTGCCGTCATAAGCACCTGGTTATTGCTAACTGTCACGCTGCCAAGTGCGTGGTGCTGGGTGCCTGAGATCGGTGAGGTCATAACCGGTGCGCATGTCACCAAGCGCCCCACCAGGCGGTCAAAATCTTCAGGATCAATATCAAACTTATTGGTGAGCAGCTCGTCCATCTGATCCCAGCCCGCATCGTCATCGCTAAGCTCGCCAGGGAACATCGCTTGCAGCAGTTCAAAACGCTCAAGATCGGTTAGCGGGTAAAATTTCTGTTTGCTCATTATTATTTCCTTTTGATTAGCGCCGCGGGCGACGACGTTTAGGTGATCCCATCTCTTCGAGGATCTCGATCAGGTAATCCGCCAAAGCGAACAGGTAGCGGATCGTTGCCACCAGGAAGCGGCCTATCTGTTTGAGCGCTTTCATTGTCCACCTCTCAGTGCCGCGTGGGCGTCTTTCAGGTGTTGGCCAGTAAGGGTGAGGGTTCGCTCGCTTCCTGGCTCACGAGCGGTGTAGAAACCGTCTAGGCAGCGCTTTTCGCGCAGACGCTTGGCCATAACGTCACCGTTGCCGCTAGGGCGTCGGTATTCCCATGCCTGGGCAAACGGCGCGAGGGCGGTTTCTAGCGCCTGTATGCGCGCCTGCTGGCGTTCGAGCGCTTGCTCGATGCGTGAGATAGTGTTGCTCATGCTGACGCCCCCAGCAGCCTTAGCAGGCTGCGAGAAACGCAGGCAGGGGTGTTTTCATCGGTGGCGTAGCGCGTGACGAGTTGCCGGTGCGCCAGCACGTTTTGCAGCGTTATTCTGCGGATCGTGGTAATCTCTTGCTGAGACATAGCAGTCCATCCTCGGTTTGTTTATGTCCGCCTGGTAGTCGGTAGCCGCCGACTGCCGGGCTTTTTCGTTTTAGGGGTCGTCGGCCAGTATTCGGTCGATGTCGCCCACTTCAAAGCGGCCTTCACCGCGCCGATATTTTTCAAAAAGATCCTGCACTGCTTCATCTAAAAATGTTTTGACTGGCACGTTATCGCGACTCTTAGCACGCATCATTGTCAGCTTGCTGTGTGTGTCAGGGTGGGTGTCATACGGAACTCGCCGCAGCTTCACTTCTTCTTTCACATCGCGCATGGCGCGCTCTACATGCTTAGGCGCTTCCTTCGGCGCTTCTGTTGCGGCTTCCTTAGCCGCCGCAGGCTTGCGCGTCGTTAGTTTTTTGCGTTCAGCCATTGAGAGCCTCCAGAATTTCCTTACCCAGCGCTTCGATCTCTTGGCGAGCTTTGTCACTGGCGGGTAGGTCCATCACGCTTCCGCCTTTGGCGCAGTCTGCAAACGCCACGCGTGAGGTGGTCAGTGCTGAAAAAACGGGCAGATCGTATTCAGCCAGAGCGTCGCGGACTTCGCGCCCCAGGTGCGTATTCTTGATCGCTCGTGACACTACAAATGCCGCCTTGGGCTTTCCGTCAGTTATGTCTTGTCGAGCGTGGATCAGATCAACGACATTCTCACAGGCGTATATATCGAACGGGCTGGGCTGACAGGGGATCAGCACGAGGTCTGCAGTCTTGATCGCGGGCGTGATCAGCTCACTGATTTGCGGCGCGCCATCCAGTATCACGTAGTCGCAGCCACCGGTCAGGCGGGGCAGGTCGCGAGCGACTTGCTTGCCCATGCCCATTACTGGGAAAACGTCCTCGCTTTCGCGTGTCTCGCTCCACTTGGTAGCACTTCTTTGTGGGTCGATATCTACAAGCGCCACTTTATAGCCTTGCTGGTGTAGCCAGCAGGCCACATTGGTGGCCATTGTGGTTTTGCCTGCCCCACCTTTTTCGTTTAGAAAGCCAATAACCTTTGTCATTGGTTCATACCTCCTCGGTTTCTGTGCCGTACAATAGTACATTAGCACAAAAGTACAAAAGTACAAATACTATTTCACATGCCATATATGGCGCTTTCCTCGCGCCGATCCCTTCTAAACCTGCCGTGAACCGCTAGCCACGAGCCTTGCAGGCTGTAAGCGAGAGCGCCGCTCGCTACCAGTCCCTTTCATACACAAGCCTTGTTGCTGCCTTCTTACCTATCCCTGCCACTACTAGCGCCTTATCCACTCAATTCGATAACTAATCCATTTAGCGAAAAAGCACCGCCAATAGTAGCGGGCTAAATATGTATGCAAGCCAATAAACCATACATACATAGCCACGCCCCTACATACATATACACCCCTACCTATAGATAGGGCCACCTATGTATGCATACCCACCCCATACTATACGTATAGTATGGGGTGGGTATGCATACATAGGTGGCCCAATATACTATGTATGTATACATTGCCCCCAGGTATGTTTATGTATGTATGAGTATATATAGGGCTTGACGTGTATGGTTTGATAGTCTATAAAGATACATAGGGTTTACTATGTATGTAATGAGGGCGAGAAAATGAGCGGTGAATCACGCAAAAAGGTAGATCTCGGCGAATTGATAGAATGGTTGCTGAGCGAGATCAAAGAGATCGACGCCGATGAGGAATTGGCGCGAAAAGAGAAAACCAAGCGGCTGACGCGGCTGGCGCGTAGCTTCAAGAGCAAGCTACACGACGACAAACGGCGCAAGGATGCTGACCGGATCGCGGTCACCACCTTCCGCCGCTACATGACTCAGGCGCGGAAAGCGGTGACTGCCCAGAACTGGCGTCATCACAGCTTTGATCAGCAGATCGAGCGGCTGGCCAGCCGCTACCCGGCATACGCGAGCCAGCTGGAGGCGATCGGCAAGCTTTCCGATATCAGCGCCATTCGTATGGCCCACCGCGAGCTGCTCGATCAGATCCGCAACGACGATGACGCTTATGAGGATATCCGGGCGATGAAGCTAGACCACGAGATCATGCGTCACCTGACGCTGAGCTCTGCCCAAAAAACCACGCTGGCTGAAGAGGCTAACGAGGTGATGGAAGAGCGGGCGGTCAACACGATCGAGCTAAATTATCACTGGCTGATAGAGACGACTTACGAGCTGCTGAGCAATCGGGAGCGCTTGGTGGATGGCGAATATCGCGGCTTTTTCAGTTACCTAGCGCTGGGTCTAGCGCTGGCCACCGGGCGGCGGGCGATCGAGGTTTTGAAAACCGGCCGCATCACTAAGGTGGGCGAGTACGAGGTGGAATTTAGTGGCCAGGCCAAAAAGCGCGGCGGCGTCGATTACAGCGAGGCTTACCACATCTATACGCTAGTGAAGGCTGACCTGGTTATCGAAGCCTGGGACGAGCTGCGATCGCTGCCGGAAGCCTCCGAGCTGCAGGGCATGGAAAACAGCGACGTAAACCGGCGCACCGCCAAAACCTTGAACTCACTGACCAAGCGAGTTTTTGACGACGAGGCTCGCGTGTTCAAAGACAGCCGCGCGATCTGGGCACGCCTGGTGTTTGAGCTGCACTTCACCCGCGACAAGCGCTGGAAAAAAGTCACCGAGGATGTGTTCTGGCGCGAGATGCTTGGCCATGAGGACATGGACACCCAGCGCAGCTACCGCGCGTTTAAGATCAATTACCAGGAGCCTGAACAGGCTGACGAGGAAGATCACGAACACGGCAGCCGCCTGGAAGCGCTGCGCGCCCTGGACGGATCCGAGCAGCTTGAAAGCAGCGATGCTATGGCAAGGGTTCATGCCTGGGTTAAGTCGCAGATCGAGAAGGAGCCCGACGCCAAAATCACCCAGTCATTGATCAGCCGGGAGTTGGGCGTTTACCGGCCTGCCATCAAAGCGTACCTGGAGCTGGCGCGGGAGGCGCTCGACACGCCAAACGTTGACATGGATAAAGTATCGGTGGCGGTGCCCAAGGCGGTGGCCGAGGCTAAGCCCCGGTTGACTCCCCACCAGCAAGGGGATGGCCGGTGGGGTTGTGTCGCTTCGATTAACGGGATCGAGGTGGCTCGGGTAGCCGACCAGGCAGGAAGGATCGAAGCGATGCGAGCCGCTTACAACGCGGCTGGCGGGCGCTGATGTAGTGCAGCGCTAACCAGTTGCATTGATAAACAAGTAGGCATGGGCTGGCGCGGTGGCGTCAGCCCTTTTTTATGCGCTGCTGCCAGGGTCTGGCACAGCGACTGAGCTAGTGTGACGTGGTCAGCGGCATCTTGGGCCACGCTTTGAAGCGTTTGACTGTCCACGCCATCGGATTGTGATAGCAGTTGCAGCAGTGCGCTGGCCCTGGCCAGGCGCTCTTCCAGTTGATCCTGTGCCTCAAGTGCAGTTGTCTCGGTCATAAATTTACCCCCCTACGTTTTATGTTTACTGTTTAAGTATACAGTATTATCAGTGGTGCATAGGGGTCAAGCTAGTTAACTTTTTGCGCATATATTCAGCAGCATATTCAAGCGTCCACGCTAGATGCCCGGTTGCCATCTCGTTGAAGCGGCTTAGTATTTCAGGGTTTAGGTTTGAGACCACATCCGCAAGCGGCATGGCCAGCGGCAGCTCCCGGGCCACTTCATACAGCCGCTGGATCACTGTCGTGTTGCAGTGGATCTCGTCCGCCGTGTTCCGCTTGTGCATGCCCGCTGCGAACTGAATAGCCCAAGCCAGTTGGTCCAGGTCAACGTGGCCATCGATCACGGCCTGCCGCGTTTCTTCCGGTAGCGCCCTGACCGCATCCACAAGCGACGTGTCCAAACTGAGGGGGTTTGAAGCTACCACGGCGGCGGCGTAGAGTTTTTCGCTATCGCCGAGAGAGGGATACCTTACTTCTGCTGCTGCTACCCCATCACGCAAAGTGTCCCTATGGCCTGAATCCGCGTGGTTGTCGGCTTCGTTGGCGGTTTCACGGTGCGGCGCGGCCATCGGCTGGTGGATGCTAGCGGCTTCGTGAGTGGTCAGGCTGTGCACGCCGCGTTCGGCGCGTAGGCGCACGTAATACATGACCTCTTCCCATGATTGCTCGCTGATCGATAGCACGTTACGGCCGCTGCTCTTACGCTTGTGTACGGCGAGGCCCAGGCGGTCCATGATGGATTTAACAAACGAGGTGGCGCATTTCGGCGCTGCTTTAGGGTTAATGTACTGGCCGATTTTGAGCGCGTTATAGAGCTCGATAGCGGCCTGATTGGCCAGCAGCGTGTCGCGTACTTCGCGGCACTGATCAACATTGAATTCACCCTCGCCGGTGAGGGGATCCACACCCAGCGTCTCAAACACTTGGTTAAGCAGCCGGTGAACGGGTTTTTTCCAGCGGTGGCGGGTCAGCGTCACGCGGGCTTTGCGCTGCGCCTTGTCGTAAGCGTCGGCCTGGGCCTCAGTCGCCTGGAGCAGTTCGATAGCGGTTACGTGACGGATGCCCTGGTCGTCATAAAAATCGACGTGCTGGTCATCGATCTCGGGCACGCACAACTGGTGCTCGATGTGATGGCGGTCGATCTCCGACTGTTCCGCCTCGGACTTGATCTCCTGGCGGCTGAGGCGTGCGAAACGCTCATCATCCGGGGTTTCGACGCTATAAAGGATGTCCAACCGGCGCTGGCGTACCATAACGCCCGCCGTTTTACGGTTGGTGCGGCTCGCGGCTACTTCGCTTTCGTTAGTCGATAGGCGGTTAACTTGGTAGCCATCCGCGATCAGCATCAACAGCAAGTGATTAGCAAAATCGTTACGCGCGCGGTTCTCGCCAGTGCTGCAGCTGAGGAACATTTCATCAAAGACCGTTTTGGTACGGCGCAAAACGATCTCGGTGTCGGTCTCGTCAAAATCACAGCTGAGCTCGTCGGCGGCGATCAGGCCGCGGAAGAGCGCTTCGCGGTCGGTCTCACGCATCACGCGTGAGATGCCGATGCCCACTACATAGTGGCGGGCAGTGCGGTCGCGCCGCATCATCTGAATGGCGTCAGATGGGCTCACCGTCTGGCCGCTGAAGATGCCAAAATGGCGCGTAAAATGGGGCGTGGTGATCGACACGCCGCTGGAGATCGCGGGGCTATAAATCAGTACGTCATAATTGACGGCCTCGTCGTTGGGCCGGTCGAGAAAGCGCTCGGCATCCGGGTTTGCCTTGCTCTCTTTGTGAACCAGCAGCACCTTGGCGTCTGGGCGTTTCTCCTCAATCATCACAGCCAGTTTTTTGGCGCTTTCAGCGCTGTCGTTAGCGATCAATACGCGCTCACCGGCTACCGCTGCATCAAGGGCTTTTTGCCAGACGCTCTCATGATCAGCGTGATCGATACGGATGTGGTCGTTGGCAGCGTCCACTTCGATTATGTGGATCGGCTCGCCGGGGCGTGCCATTTCGCAAAGCTCAATCAGTGAATCGTTAGCATCCGCGTCGCACATCAACACCTGGCGTGCTGACTGCATTGCTTCGACCAGACCATCCATTACGCGCGTGGGCTGATCAACCGGGCCTGTGGCAATGTGGCGTAACACCTGGCTTGCTTCGTCGATACACAAAGTATCAACGGTCGTGAACCATGAGCGGCCATCGCCGTTATGAAATTTGGGGTGAGTAATTGAGTTAACGCAGCAAGCCAAGTGGGATACATAAGGCATTTCGGCTGCAAGCACATTGCGATAGTGCTGGATTAGGTTTTCCGTTTTGGGCTTGCCGTTCTGGTCATAAACAACATTCCCTTTTTCATCCAACACAATATTCAGTCGGTGAGCTGCGTCGCCAACGAGTGAAACACGGTGGGCGATATAGGCGGATTTAGACGACTGCTTTAGTAGCGGTGCTATCAGTTTTTCGGTTTTACCGGCCCCCATCGGCGCGCGAACGATGACCACTCCATCTAAGGATTGAACCATGTGGCGGATGTGATCGGGCAGCAAAATATTGCCGTGAGCAGCGCGAACGCCAGGCACTTTATGATAGTTAACGTTCGGGCGTTTCAGACCTTCAGGGGTGAAGCTGCGAAGGCCAGCGGCGCTTTCCAGCTTCTTTTTTGCCAGCCAGCAAACACGGCTGAGCAGGCGGTGACGGTTGCACGGTAGACCCTGGTTGAACGCAGCGCAGACGGTACGGAAAACGGAGCGGCCTGTGTATTTCGTCGGTGCCAGTTGCATGCCTGCGTTGATCGCTTTCAGCGCTTCTTCCATGACGTTCATCTGGCCGGAGGCTTTGACCCGCTGCAGGCAGTAATCAAAGAACGCCTTTTCAACCGTGACTTTGCTCGCCCGCGAGCGAAGCGCTTTGGCCATGGCATCCAGGCCGATCAGGCAGTGAACATCATTCCAGTCAGTTGGATTTTTGCCGGTGGCCAGCGCTTCAGTCAGATCGTCGACATCGGGTAGCTCTTCCCAGCACGGCATCACGCTGCGCACTTCTAACTCGCGGCCAACTTCTAGGGCGCGTAGCAGTCCGGCATTACCTGCCATGGGCTTCCAGCAGTCGTTATCTGCCGCATTGATCGGGCGCAGCTTGTCATTCCAGCGCTTGTACGCGCGTAGCACCTTGGGCAGGTTCTGAGCGTTCATCGCTACGATGACGCCGCACTGCTCGCCCTTGATCGCCGTTTCAGCCAGCCAGATGCTGGCACCGGTGGCGAAACCTTCACAGCTATAAACGCGCTTCGCGTCGAGGTCACCGATCAGCAGGTGAGCGCCGTCGAACTGACCGCCACGCACGGCCACGGTGTATTTTTTGAACTGCGGGTATAGACGCTGCAGGCCGCGATAGTCGCCGTCGATGCCGTGCAGGACAAAAGCAACGAACTCGCCGTGGCGGTCGCGCATGCGTTTGAGCGTGACGACATCGATGATGCTGCCGATCTGCTTTGCTTCCAGGTAAGGCTCGCTGCCGTCCGCGTCGCCCAGTAGCTCGACGGTGTCGAACTTGCCCGGCGCGTATTCAAATGTGTGGGCCCCACCGCGATAGAACGCTTGCTCATACGCTTCATGCTCGCCCTGCAGGCGTGCCTGCTCGATGCGTTCCTGACGTTCTACCTCAGCCATGCGCGCGGCGCGCTCCGCGCGCCGTGCTTCCTGCTTGGCTAACCAGGCGTCGTGCTTGGGGTCAGTCGCTTGCCCGCCTTCGCGGCGGTGAAGCTCAAGCAGTGCGTCATAACCTGACCAAACAGCGTTATAACCGCCCTGGGCCAGGGTGTGAAAATTGACATGGGGAAATTCGATGCCGTTGCGGGCTTTCTTGAGCGAGCCGAAAACCGCGACGCGATGGCGTTCGCCTTTAGCCAGGGTGGGGATGCGACCCCGGTGCTTTTTGTCGTCGAGGCGAAGATCGGATGAGAGCGCGTCCCAGTCGACGGAGACTTCAGCAGCAACGTGGGCAATTTCTGAGTGACAATAATCAAGCAGCGCGTGGGGGTCGCTGCGGAAACGTTCTTCGTAAAAACTGGCTAAACTCTGGCGTGTGGAGCTGGTCATTTGTTCGTTTCGCTCTATGTACTTTTGTACATTCGTACTTATGTACAAATGTCAATAAAAAGTTGAACGCTACGAGACCACGCCATATACTATCCAAAGTTGTACCTAGCTTTCACAGCCTGCCCGCTAACAGGTCTTTGATATCAACAGCTTGGCACAACAGCCAAAAGATAGTACGTCTGTCTGTGACTGGTCTCACAGCTTCCAACGGCCGGGCCGCTAAACCCGGCCGTTGTTCGTTTCTGGTATATCTAAACTTTCTGAATATAACGCATAGCGGCGCGTGTAGCGAGTTGCGCTACCATGTTACGCCATAATCTGCCGATTAGTAAAACCAAAACGTCAGATGCTCTAACCATCTGGACTGATATCTAGTACATACCCCGTGACCACACCCGTAATACTCCACTCATCGGTGAATTTTCGCATTGGGAACTGCGGGTTTAGTGCGCTAAAAAAATCCTCAACACCGTCAGTAATGTAGCGCCTGAAGAGCGCTTTACTGGCAGCCTTAGAGAAAGCCACCACGTATTCGGAATGCTTTGGCCGACGATCCGGCTCCACGAGAATTACGCCCAACGCGCCAAAGCTAAATGAATCGGTGGTCTGCATTGATGTATCCGTTACGTCCAGCGCAAATGCATACTCACTCATTGTGTGAGGCGGTGAAACCCAGCGCTGAGGCTTTGAAACGCCCGGTTGATAGCCGTACTCCAAAGTGTGGTAGTCGCTCCAGGCAACAACCGGGACCAGGCGCCGACGCTCTACAGGCAGAGAAAAACTGTGATCGCCTTCAGCCATCGACAGTATGTCGTCGACGGTTACGCCAAGGCTGCGAGCAATCGATGCGGCCAGATGAACGTTTGGCGTCATCTGGTCGCGCTCAATTTTAGATAAGTAGCCAGTATGGATTTGCCCTCCAGTAGCATCACAAAGCTGCTGGAGTGTTTTTCCCTGGGCGTGGCGCAAGCGCCTGATCACGTGTCCGATTTTCATTGTTCAATTCTCCGCCGCCATTCTGCATAAAAGCAAAGTCTTATTGGAAACACTATTGCGGTTTATTCTTCTAATAAGCAGAATGTGGGGACGCCCACACTAGATGGGCTTAGTGCATAACTAAAAAAGGATGGTTGTCATGTCATCAAAGCCCTCATCAAAACCGCGCACTGAGTGCGACGTCATCATCAAAGCGACTCTGGATTGGTTCACGAATAGCCGTGAATCGATCGAGTCGTTTTCCACGATCCACTTGATCCCGGCGCTGGAACGCCAGGGCATGATGGAATTAAACCGCGAAGAGGTTGAGCGCAATACCGATAACTATTTGCGGTGGCGGCGCAGCGTCTCGATGAAAGTCGGCAGGATCATTCGCGGCGACCAGCCGTTTCCCCTCGCTTGGAAATGGCCGTGGATCAGCCTTTTGCCTGAGCAGTACCAGGTGGAAGTTCGCCGGGAGCTGATGGCCATGGCCGGTTCGCTCTATGTGCCGGTGCCCCGCTTCTCAGCCGTTGACGATCTCGCCCGCGTTCAATCACAGCTTCACCGGATCAGCCAAGAGTTTGGTGAGTTGCTGCAGTACGCCCAACCAGCACATAACGGCGGCTATGACCGTAACGATTGCCCTGCACAGGTTGATCGAATGATGAAAGAGGCCGTTGACCTGGTGGAAGTGCTGCTGAGCGAAGTGGCGGCGGTGAGCCGTGGTACCGGGCGGCCGCTGCCGCGTATGACGATGATCGCTTTCGGTATGGGGGAATGAGCATGGAGGATCAATCCAAAGTCTATCGGCGGGTAACGGTTGCCGTAGCTGGGAATACAAAAACGATACGTAAGGCCTGCGATGCCTTTGAGGCTCTTACAGGTGAAAGCGTTTTTGTAAATGAACCTGGCCTGCTTTCGCTATTTGAAATGCTCGTCCTTGCCAAGGTATGGCATGACACGCTTGGTCATTTTGGTGATGAGAAGCGTATGCAAGAGCTGCTGCAGGATTTTATCTCGCACACCAGGGTTAAGGGGGAGTAATCATGCCGCAGATGAATTTCGACCTGTGCGACGACCAGGAGCCGGTTAGCGTTGTGGTTTCCACCGCCGCCGCAGATCGGCTTATTAACTTCATGGCCGAATGTACTGACGCGATCACAGAGCGCCGTGAGTTGTTGAGAGAGCAAAACACCCAGCTTGATCGCATCGAGCAGCTTGAAGAGGAGTGTGCACGGATTAACCGTAATCGTGACATGTATAAAGATCAGTCAGCGCGTCAGGCCGAAGAACTCCACGCTCTGCGTATCGCTCACCGGGATCTTCGCAATGAGTTATCAGGATGGCGTGGAGAATGATCGCCATCATCAAAGAAGCCATGATCGGCAGCCTTTGGCTTGTCGCTTTAGTGGCCAGTACAGGGGAATGGTTGCTGTGAGTGATATAGCGGATATCGCAGGGGAAGAACAGGAATGGCGTGACGCTGAGCTAGCCAAACGCTTAGCGCGTGAGCAAGCGGCACGCGAAAGCCAGCAAGGCTCTGAGTTTTGCGATGAATGCGGTTTTGATATTCCGGCGGCGCGCCGTGCGGCAATGCCCTGGGTAACACGCTGCGTGCCTTGCCAAGATTTTGTCGACCGCCAGGCCAAACGTTTTCGATGAGGGGGTGGTCGTGCTGGGAGCTCAGGATCTGGCGTATCTGCGCCGTACCGTTGTTTATGCGCATGCAACGCCATCGCCCCGCCGGGCTAGCGAGGAAGGTAGCGTCGCGCGCTATACCGATGAGACTTATCGAGACCGCACTCCCCCGGCAGGGCCACGCCGTTGGTCGGCTGAAATGAAACGGGCATCAACACGGCTGATCGCCAGCGGCACTAGGCCGAAACCGAGCAGCTCTCTCCCGCTGCCGCCGTGGGCGTTTGATGATGCCCGTATCGTGGCGGCGATCCGCACGCTTGAGCCTGCTCACCAGCACTGGTTGCGCTATGCGTATGCAGACAGCCGTGAGTGGTGCGACGAGCAGGGGGTCACGGTGGCCTTGTGGAGCCGTTTCGAGCCGACCATGGGCAAGGTGCAGGCTAAGACGCTAAAAGCTTGCAAGGGGCTGGCACACCTCGCTGCTCAGTGCCACAAAGCGCGTAAGAACAGCGGCAAACCTGCCCATGAGCCTGAGCGCTTGCAGCAACTGCTCGGCGTGACGCGGGCGAACTGGGACAAGCACTGGTGTGGCCGGTGGCAGACGATGCACCGCTTACTTAACGATATCGACCGTGAAGCGCTTGAGGCGCTTTGGAGGGTGACTGAGTGATTAAACGATTAGTGATTGGGATGGCCTGCCTGGCATTGATACCGGCTCCTGCAAGTGCTTCTGCTGCGGCTGCCGCGATTGCGGCCGGTGCGGCGGCATCGGCTGCGGCGGGCGCGTCAACGTCGAGCGGTAGCAGCCCTGAGCAACTTCCCCAAGGGGTCTCAAGCACTCCGATTGAGTGGGAGCGCGTAGGCTGGTTGTACTGCCCTTCTCGATTTGCGGAGCCGTCAGGTTGTCGAGAAACGATAGATCGTGGGTGGCGTAATGATGAGGCGGGTGATGTTGAACCGTGGGTGGAGTGGATGAAACGTCATCAAGGGGCGAATGCCCGTTATATGGGAATGACAAAAGGGTCACGTGGATCCGTTAGCCTGTTTTACGGCGTGCCTGCTGAAAATGGTGAAGGGGGTGGAGAGTGACCGATCTAACGATCCTGACCGACGACGATCTAAACGACATGGTCAGCGATGCTAAAGCAGAGCTGCGCCGCCGTAAGGAAGAAAAGAAGCTGCCGGTGTTCCTGGTGGATGGCTGCTATCACAAGTCATTGGTCGAGGCGCTCAAAGAGCTTGAGGAAGATGTCCAGTACGCGCTTAACTTCAAAGGCGGCAAGCCTGAAGAATATATCGCTGAGTATCTGACCGATGGTGTTGAGCGCATGCCCTTTGGCCTGAAAATAGTGTTTTGGAGCGAGAGCGAGTACGCCTCACGTCCTGACCGTGTGTATGGTTCACCGCTGCCATGACAGCCAACTGCACCCACTGCCAGCACCCACCGGAGCGCCGTGAAAAGGACGGTGCCCTGCTGCTGATCTGCCCAGTGTGCAACAACCGTGGCGAGGCCAGCACTAACCACGACTGGGCGGTAGCGTCCTGGGGCCAGGTCAACCGCACCGACCTGCCCTTCTGCTGTGAAGGTAAGCCGGTGCGCTTTAAGCAGCGTAAGCAGGAATGGTTCGGCGGCTGCACCGGTTGCGATAACCGTGTGGGTGGTTTTATGTCGTTGCAAGGCGCGGTGGCTGGCTGGGCGCGGCGTTTGCGTTAGTACAAAAGTGCTTTAGTACGAATGTACATAGGTGGGTTAGTTCGTTTGTACTTGTTGACAAAAGTCCGTACCGAGGTAGTCTATATGTCAAATTGCCCTAATTACGAAAGCCCGCCCTAACCCGGCGGGCTTTTTCGTTCCCGGTGACAACCTTTGCCCGCCTTCGTGCGGGCTTTTTTGTTTCTGGCTTCCGCTAAAACTCGCTTATGGATACGACTATGAACTCCGACTTAATGAGCCAGGAGCTTTTCGCGCGCCTGGTGCGCATTGAGGAGAAGCTTGATCGCGTGGTGCGACTTGAGGAGCGGCAGGACAGAAACGAAAGGGATATATCTAGCGCCGCTGTGCGTTTAGATGCGGTAGAGGGAAGCGTCGCAAAGCTCAAAACGGAAGTCGAAAAACTCAGCTCTACGTCAGTGCATCGTTGGGGAACATTCTCAAAAGTGTTCTTCGGCGTGCTTGCGTTTTTCGGGCTTGTTGCTGGGCCGGTGATTGTTGAAATTATTTTAAACAAGGTAGGTATCCAGCCATGAGCATCGAAGAGCTAAAACGGAAACTGATTGCGGAAGTGATCGACCGAGAAGGCGGCTATTCAAACCGTTCTGAAGATCGCGGCGGGCCAACGAACTGGGGCATCACAATCGCAGTTGCGCGGGAGAATGGCTACACCGGCGATATGCGTGCTCTGCCACGTTCCACGGCGGCTGCGATCTATGCCGGTGTTTATTGGCATTCGTTGAAGCTGGATGAAGTCGCTGAGTTAAGCACCGACCTGGCGTTGGTGTTGTTTGATTTTGGCGTTAACAGTGGGCCGGGTCGAGCTGCGGAGTACCTGCAGCGTCAGCTAAACGTTCTGAATAATCGCGGTCAGCTTTATCCCGATATCGCAGTTGACCGGGCGTTCGGTAATGAGTCGATGAAAGCCTTGAAAGGTTTCGTGGCTGCACGTGGCCAGGGCGGTTTAGAAGTGTTGGCCCACGCGGTAAACGCTGAGCGCATTGTGTTCTGCCGTGGTTTGGCCGAGCGCAGCGAAGACCAGGAGACGTTTACTTATGGCTGGTTCAAACGTGTTGTCGAGCTGCTCTCTAACGTGCTGCGGCAGCAACCAGTGCCGAGCGAATGGCTTAACGAAGTGGCAGCTTTGCCGCAAGGGGGTGTTCTGTGAGTGTTATCGCTATCGCGTCAGGGCTAGCAAGTGCGGTGGGATTAGGAAAGCAGATTGGCGGGCTGTTCGACGCAAAAAACGGCGTTGAGGTTGCCGATCGCGTTGTTGATATGGCCAAGCTGCTGACAGGCGCGCCGAGCGGCGAGGATGCGCTGGATGCGTTAAACGCTGACTCTGAAGCGCGTCTGCGGTTTGAAGAGGCGCTGGTTGATAGCGAGGTGAAGCTTCAGCGAATCGCTCACCAGGATCGGGTCGATGCTCGCAGCATGCAGGTGGCCACGCTTGAGTCTGATCGTGGCTGGCTATCGAACAACTTCCTGTACTTGATGACCATCGTGCTGCTGCTGTTTGCGTTTGGCTTTGCTTCAGCTGTGACGTTCATCCCGCTGTCACCAACTGGTGAGCGATACGCTGACTTGATCATGACTGGCTTGGTCGCAGGTCTTGTTGGCGGCGTCGTGCGCTTCTTCTACGGTGGCGGCGGCAAGCCTCAACCGGCTCAGCTGGGCGGGAAAAACCTGCGTGATTTTGAAGACTACGGCAAATGATAACCGTTATCGTCTTTTAGGTACTCCCCCGCCCTGCAGCCCCCACGGGTGAGAAACTCGCGGGATTCACGCGTTTTTCTTTGAATTTTTCCAGTCCTTACTTCCTTTCTAGAAGGGACTAGCCGGGGTGGCGTCGTCACCCCGGAAGCCCAGCAACCGCGCACATTAGTACACAAGTACAAATGTACAAACGGCCTTTTGTGAGAAAGGACGTTTCTACATTTGCACCTAATCACGGCCGCGCGCCTTAGTCCTTTCTGCCGGAGCTATCCCATGGGCGAGATCGTTAGCAAAAAGATGTTTGCCAGGATGGTCGGTAAAAGTGAGCGCTGGATAGGCAATTGGATCGAAGAAGGCATGCCGACGGCAGGCGGCGGCGGTAAGGGGCGTGTGCTTGAGATAGATACCGAAGTGGCGATCGACTGGATGGTTCGCCGCGCTGTGCGTCGGCAGGTCGGTGATGAAGATGAAGACGAAGACGGCGTCGGTTCGGCCGGTGCCGAGGATCGACTACTGAAAAAAGCGCGGCGTGAAAAGCTGCAGATTGAAATAGATTTGGCGCGCCGACGCCTGGTGCCGCTGGATGCGGTCGGGAGGATCCTGCAGGGGGTGGGCGCGGTGTTCGCTACCCAGCTCGACTCCCTGTCGAGTCGTTTAGCATCTGATTTGGCGGTGATCGATGACCCAGCAAAAGTTCGAGAGCGGATCCACGCCGAGACCCGCCGTATCCGTGGGTCTACTTCCGAACGACTTGACGATGCAGCATCGGAGCTCGTTGCAGAGCTTGACGCGCTTGATTCGATTGACGGCGTCGATGGTGAAGGCACCGCCGCCGAGGACGAGTGACGAGTGGGCGCGCGACAAGCGGATCATGCCACCAGCAGCGCCGGTACCGGGGCCGTTTAACCCTGACAGCAACCCGTACATGAAACCGGTGGCGTGGGCATTCGGCCAGCCGCAGTTTCGCCGCGTGACGTTCGTCATGGGCACGCAAATGGGCAAGTCCGTCACGATGGAAAACGTGGTTGGCCATCGCCTGGATGAAGATCCGACACCTGTTCTTTACGTAACGCCGACTAAGCCGCTGATAACGAGCACAGTCGAGCCCAAGTTTATGGATATGTTTCGGGAGTGCGCCGCGCTCTGGCGGAAATACGACAAGCGCCGCTCGACCCAGTTCACGAAGTGGATCGGTGGCACCAAGTTTCGTTTTGCGTGGGCAGGCTCGCCCACTGAGCTCGCGGCCGACTCTGCCGGTTTGATCCTGGTCGACGAAGTAGACCGGATCGTCAACACCGGCGAAGGCGACACCACTGAGATCATTGAAGCGCGTGGCGATGCCTACGTGGATTCAAAGGTCGGCTATACCGCGACGCCGTTACGTGGCCGGGTAAATAAGCGTAAACATCCAGACACCGGTCTGGAGCATTGGCAAGTGGGCAAAAAGGGCGCGGTAACATCGAAAGTCTGGCGGCTCTGGCAGTCAGGAACGCGCCACGAGTGGGCGATCCCATGCCCCAACTGTCTCGACTACTTCATCCCGCATTTGAATTTGCTGTGGTGGCCAGGTCAAGGCCAGCGCGACGAATGCACGCCAGACGTTGCTGAGCGAGAGGCCCGGCTGATTTGTTTCTGCTGCGGCGAAGGTATCGAGGACAAATATCGTCCCTGGATGAATGCTCGCGGCGTTGCCGTTGCGCCTGGTCAATCAGTCACTAAGGCGCGCCGCGATGGCGACCAGGTGCTGCCCGGTGAAGTCACCGGCACATCGGAAACCGAAGGATCGAGCCACTACAGCTTGTGGGTATCCGGGCTGGTCAGCTTCGCGGCTAAAAAATCATACGGCTTTCTAGCTAAGAAGCTCTTGGAAGCGCAGCGATCGGGCGACCCCGCAACGCTCATGGGCGTCACAAATACCGGCTTTGGTCAGTTGTTCGCGGAAGTCGGCGACGTGCCAACGTGGGAGGAGATCCGCTCTATGCGTTGGGCCTACGCCAGTGGCGAGCTTGTGCTGCCGGATCCGCGACAGATCTTCTGCACCATCGACGTGCAGAAAAACCGCCTGGAATACACCGTGCGCGCCTGGTTTACCGGGATGGGTTCACAGCTGCTCGAGGAGGGCGAACTCTGGGGCAATACCGACGAGGACGCGGTATGGGATGACCTGAGCGAGCTGATCGACCAAGAGTACGGCGGTCACCCTATCAACGAAACCGGCATCGATATCGGCTACCGCGATGACCAAGTGTTTGCCTTCATCAATGCTCATAAGGGTCGCGCTATAGCGCTTAGGGGGCGAGAAAAGCTCGATAAGCCCTTTAAAAAGTACCTTGTGGAAGTTGACCGCAAAGGCAAAACCCGCAAGCGCGGTGACGCCTACTGGGCGTTTGACTCGCCGCTGGCCAAGCGCTGGGTGCATAGCCGTATTAGCCGCGCGCAAAGCGGCGAGGCTGACCGCTACCCCGGTTGGTGGCTGATCCCTACGGATGTTACCGACGACTACTGCAAACAGATCGTGGGCGAGGAGTGGAGCGAAGAGACCGGCACTTATAAGCAGGTCGGTGAAAACCACAAGCTCGACTGCGAGGCGATGCAATACATCATGGCGCTACGCGCGAAACTGCACCGCCGAAAACGCGGCGCGCTCACCATGGGCGATCTAAAACGCCTGGCTAAAGGTGAGAGCGGCGATCCAGTTGAGCAGGTCGACCCGCCGGATAGCGAAGCACTCCCGGCACCACCTACCGATGCCACGCCACCGGCTAAGCCGAAAAAGCGCGGTCGATTCAACATTAAGAAACGGCGGTAAACCATGGAACCGAAAAAACTGCACGCGGGCGATTCTATCGCCTGGGGCCGTGCCGTGCCTGAGTACCTGGCCAGCGCTGGCTGGTCACTCAGCTATGTACTGGTTGGCCCGCAGGTGATTGAGATTGAGGCGTTTAGCGATGGTGACGCCTACGCCGTTGAGATTGCCGCTTCGACGACGCGCGATTGGGCACCAGGGCAGTACAGCTGGGCCGCTTACATGAAAGGTCCAGGTGATCAGCGCCGCACGATCGACACCGGCTTGATCACTATCGCGCCCAACTTACTGCTGGCAGAGCCAGGCGATGTACGCACCCACGCGCAGCGGATGCTGGCACTCATCCAGGCGGCGCTTGAAAAGCGTATTCCGAAAGACCAGCAGAGCTACGAGATCGACGGCCAGCGGCTTGATCGCATCCCAGTAGAACGGCTGATGGAGTTACGCAAGATGTACCGCCGGGAAGCCAATCGCGAGCGTGGTGGTTCGCCACTGGGTCAATTAATTCACGCAAGGATGTAACCCATGGGCCTACTCAAGCGAGCAGCTCGCGCGTGGAAGCTCGCTGGGCAGGCCGATCGTGCGCCTGCTTTGCCAGCACGTAAAGAGCCAACGCTCACGCGCAATTTCAAAATGGCCAAGTCGTCACGCCTGAACAATTCATGGACAGGTCGCAGCAGCGCCGGTGACGCCGACCACATCATCTATAAAGATCACGAAACACTACGGCAGCGGGCGCGAGAGCAGTCGATCAACTCTGGCTATGCCAAACGGTTTTACCGCCTGCTGCGCCAAAACGTGATCGGGCCGCACGGCATCACTATGCGTTCAAAGGCGTTGAAGCCTGACGGCTTCGCCGACGACAAGATGCGTCGGGCGATCGAACAGGAGTTTAAGCAGTGGTCGAAGCGCGGCAACTGCGACGTCACCGGGCGCTATAGCTTCGTGACGTTCATGTGGTTATGGGTCGAAACCCTGGCCCGCGACGGTGAAGTCATGGTGCGCATCTTGCGCAACTGGCCTAACCGCTGGGGGTTTGCGCTGCAGATTATCGAGTCGGATCTGCTCGATACCACGCTGAACACCTGGTTAAGCAATGGCAACCGGATCCGCATGGGCGTTGAGGTCGACGAGTGGGAAAAGCCGATCGCCTACTGGCTGAAAAAGTCACATCCAGGCGACACCTTTGAACGGCCTGCCGAGCAGGACTATCAGCGGATCCCCGCCGACGAATTACGCCTCACGTTCGACCCCTGGCGACCCCACCAGTCGCGCGGCTTCACTTGGACGCATGCCGGTGCTAACGATCTTCACCACGTTGAAGAGTACGCCGGTGCGGAGTTAGTCGCGGCTGAGCAGGGCGCGAAGATCACCGGCCACTACGAGCAGGACGCCGAGTGGGTCGACCCGCCAGGCGGTGAAGATGACGACGACGCCGACCAAGGCGTGATTATTGAAGAAATAGAGGCGGGCAGTGCTCGCCTCTTGCCGTATGGGGTGAAGTTCAAGCCCTACGACAACAAACACCCTGCGACCAACTTCGCACCGTTCACTAAAGCGGCGGTGCGCCGCATCGCCGGGGCGTTTGGCCCTTCCTATAACCGTTTAGCTCATGACCTTGAGGGCGTTAGCTTTTCAAGCCTACGCAGCGGTGAGATCGACGAGCGCGATTTTTATAAGTGCGTACAGCAATTTGCCATCTCAGAGGTATTGGAGTGGATCGGCGAAGCCTGGATGGACTGCTCAATGCTCAAGGGCACGTTGAAGATCCCCCCGCGCTCCTGGGATCGGCTCTCGCCAGTTGAGTGGCTGCCGCGCGGTTGGGATTGGGTCGATCCGAAGAAAGACAGCGACGCCGCTAAAACCGGCATCGAGACGCTGACCGACTCAGTCTCGGACATCATGCGCCGCAAAGGGCGTGACCCTGATGATGTTTACAACCAGATCAGCGAGGACATCCGCCGGTTCGAGCGTCTCGGTTTACCCAACCCCTACGCAAAAGCCCTCAAGGCCAACGGAGTAACCAATGCCGAAACCGACGACGACGAAGACGAAGAGCCAAACGCCACCGGCACCGACTGACCCATCCACGCTGCCGATAATACGACAGATTGAAGGCCAGCCGGTTGCGCGATCGCTAAGCGTTGAGCGCGAAACGATCGACGAAGAAAACCGCACGGTCGAGATGTCGGCCACCAGCGAGTACCCGGTGCAGCGCTGGTTTGGCATGGAAGTGCTTGATCACAGTCAAGGCGCGATTGACTGGACTCGAATGCGCTCCGGCGCGCCGCTGCTTGCCCAGCATGATCGCTGGTCGACTAAGGGGCAGGTCGGCGTCGTCGAGGAAGCCTGGCTGGATGATGACCGGCGCATGCGTGTGCGTGTGCGGTTCTCAAAAGGCAAAGAAGCCGAGGAGATTTGGCGCGACGTAGTGGATTTGATCCGACGCAACGTGTCGTGCGGATATCTGCCGCTAGAAATGGTGCTTGAACGTCGCGAAGGCGATACCGAGCACTTCCGAGTAACCCGCTGGCAGCCGTTTGAAATTTCCATTGTATCGGTTGCCGCCGACCCCACGGTCGGCATCGGTCGATCAAATGACCACACCACCAGCACTATCACTATTCGAGGATCGGAAATGCCGAAGCCGAACGAAAACACCAACACGACTACCACCACAACCCAGCCTAGCGGCAACGGCAACGGCGGCGGCGAGCATCAAGAGCCGACCACGCGCACGTTTGCTGAGCCAAAAGACGATGCACTGGCAAAAGAGCGTCAGCGTAGCGCCGATATCCTCGCGCTGGGCGAGCGTTTTAACCAGCGTGATCTTGCACTGCAGTCGGTCACTCAGGGAATCTCGGTCGATAGCTTCCGCGCCCAGGTGCTGGAGCGACAGCACCCGACGCCGATTGAAACCAACCCTGGTGGAAGCCAGCGCGATTTGCCGCAGTTTAATCACCAGAAGCCTGGTCAGGATGTCGAAAAACTAGGCATTACCGAGCGCGACATGAGCCGCTTCTCGCTGCTGCGGGCGATCAACGCCATGGCCACCGGCGACTACAAGGACGCAGGCTTCGAGCGCGAGGTGTCCAACGCTATCGCTGATGAGTGCGGCACGGAAGCGCGTGGCTTGTACATGCCTCACCAGGCGCTGTTCAGCAATGGCCAGCTCCGTCAGCAAGAAAAGGCAACGCCCGCAAAAGGCGGCGTGCTGGTTGATACCGACCTGCGTACCGATATGTATACCGAGATCCTAAAAAATCTCACGGTGCTGGGTTCGATGGGCGCTACGGTGCTAAGCGGCCTGCAGGGCGATGTGGACATTCCCAAGCAGCTCAGCGAGGGGAATTTCTTCTGGCTGGATGAAGATGGCGAAGCGCCGCTGAGCGATATCGATTTTGGCACCATCGGGCTGTCGCCTAAAACGATCAGCGGTGCGATCGCGATCACTCGCCGCCTGCGCAAGCAGTCCAGCATGTCGATTGAGAACCTCGTGCGCAATGAGCTGTTAAGCGGCGTCGCGGTAACGACCGATAAGGGCTACCTGTACGGCACCGGTGAAGACAACCAGCCGCTGGGCCTGATGTATCAAACGGGCGTGCCTGGTCTCACTTACGACGATAAGTTCGGCTGGGATGATGCCGTTGACATGGAAACTCAAGTTGGCCAGGCCAACGTCAGTGCCAACGGCATGGGCTACCTGACCAGTGTTGGTCAGCGCGGCGCGGGCAAGAAATCCTTTGTTGCGCCAGGCACTGCCGAGCGCCTCTGGCATAACAACGAGGTCAACGGCTATCGCGCGGTGGCGTCGAACCAGGTTAATCCAGACACCTGGGTTTTCGGCGACTGGGCGCAGGTCATGATTGCGCTATGGGGCGTGGTGGATCTCAAGGTGGATACATCAACCAAGGCGGCGTCTGACGGCTTGATCCTGCGCATCTTCCAGGATGTCGACGTTAACGCCCGCCGCAAAGAGGCGTTCAGCATCGCCCGCAAAGCGGTAGCGGCGCCCTAATCATTAACTAGCGGGCAGGTTTGGGGGCGTAAGCCCCCTTTTTTACGCAACAAGGAAACGATATGGCGACTGCAAAACCCTCCTCTCGTGTTGCTGTTGTGTCCCTGGGCGGGCACTGGCAATACGGTGATTTTGTAAAAAAAGGCGCGCTGACGCACATGGCCAAGCGCGAAGCGAAAGAGGCCATCGCAGCCAAGGTGGTGCGTGAAGCAACCGAGGAAGAGATCAAAAAAGCGGCAGGCACGGCAGCAAAAGGTAAAACGGCCGCTACAGGCGACGAGTAATGATCGGCGACGACGACTGGGATAGCTTTTTCGACCCGGACGAGATGGGTGTCTTGGTCGAGCTGCATGTTCCGGGCGAGCCGAAACCGCGTGAAACCGGCGGCATGTGGAGTCAACCGGCGGGGAGGGAGACGCTGCGCCGGGCCTACACAAATGGTGCGGGCCTGCGCATCGCTCCAGACGAGAAGCCGCTGCAGATCGCTTTGCGCGACCTGCCAAACGCCTGGCGTGAGACGCGGGTGGTTGTCGATGGTGTTGAGTACGCGATCGGCGATCTGGTCTCACTGGGCCGACTGCGTATTGAACTGATCCTCACTCCCTGGAAAGAACGGAGCGAAAACAATGGCAGCTGGCTTCGCACTTGATATCGACATGAGCGAGGCTCTGGCCCGCGCGCCGGACATCCTCAGTGCTGCCCGGCAAGATCTCGACCGTGCTGCTGACCGCGCGTTGACGAAAACCGCCAAGTGGCTGCGCACACACTCTGCGCGGGAGATCGGACGCGAGCTAAGCATCATCCAGCGTCCAATTCGCCTGCGCTTCAAGGTTTACCCGATTCGCGGTGAGCGAGAAACAAAGCTGTGGATCGGCCTTGAGCCGCTGGCCGTTCACTACCTGGGCACGCCACGCCAAACGCCTAGCGGCGTAAGCGTAGGCCGCCACGATTACGAGGGTGCGTTCGTTGACCCGATGAAAAGCCGCTCGCCTATGGTCTGGCGTCGCAAGGGCAAGGAACGACTGCCGATCGAGAAAGTTACCGAGGACTGGCAGGACGTCGCCCAGCTGGTCATTCAGCGCTGGGAACGCCGCGCCACGGCGCGTTTCATTGAGATATTTGAGCAGGAGGCGCGATATGTCCTTAGCCGTGATTGAACAGCCATCGGAAGTTTTCGACGGCATTACCGAGACACTACTCGCCCGCATCGCTGGCATTACCGTCGGCAATTACGACGAGTTTAACGGCGTGACCGGCGACGCCATGGTGCTGATTGAGTTCGAGCAATCGTCCCCGGCGAAGCACTCCAACGATGGCCGTCCTGGCAGCCGGTACCGAATCACCCTGCACGGCGTGGTGGCTAAGCATAGACGTCGCGCGCCGTTGGAAGCTGTCAACTTAACCAGCGCTTTACAGCGCGTGGTAGCGGCGAAGGCTGCCCACCGCTGGGGATTCAATCACCGCGCGATCGGTGTGCCGGAGAACGTCAGCTCTGCGCCTTCTATGTTCGCCGGTGGCGAGCATGGTTATGAGGCCTGGGGCGTATCGTTCGAGCAGGTGATCTACGTCGGCGAACCGCTGGCCGATCCCGAGGCTACACCGCTGGGCGTGCCCGGTATGCCGATGATCGTCTGGAACGCCAACGACCCTGACGACCCGCGCAACATCGATAGCACCGATGACTATAGGCCTGTCTCATGCGCGCCCTGATCGAGCAGCTGATTGGCGATCAGCTAGGGCCGTTCCAGGAACGCATGGCAGAGGCGCAATCCGGTGCAGACGATGCCCAGCGCCGCCTGCGCAACCAGGGCCGTATCGGCGTTATTTCAGCGGTTCAAGCCAAGCCGCCGCGCTGCAAGGTCCAGCACGGCGACAACGAAACGCCGTGGATCAAGTGGCTGACGCTGCGCGCCGGTACCACTCGCGAGTGGGATCCGCCCAGCCTCGGCGAGCAGTGCCTGCTGCTGAACTACGGCGGCGGTGATGACGGTGCCCAGGTAGCTGCGCTATGCGGGCTGTTCAGCGCTAAGCACCCGGCACCCTGGGATTCTCTGGATGTGCACGGCCGGGAATATCCTGACGGCACGCAATTCAGCTATGACCATGCCGCGCATCGTCTGCTTTGGGAGATCGTCGCGACAAAGATCACTGCTGATCGAGAAAAGATCGAGCTAATGCACGGTAATAACGGGATTCGCATCGACGCCAGTGGCGTTCATGCGATCGGCTCAGGCCTGGATCACAACGGCACGAACGTGGGTGATAATCATGCTCACAACGGCGTGACCGGCGGGCCGTCGAATACTGGAGGCCCAATATGATCGGCATGGATCGAAACACTGGCCGCACTATTAACGACTGGGATCAATTCGTGTCACGCGTGACCCAGGTAATGACTACCCCGCTGGGGTCGCGTGAACACCGCCGCCGTTTCGGTTCCCGGGTGCCCGAGACGCTAGGCAAAAACATGAGCGACGAGCTGCTGCTAACCGCTCAGTCGCACGCTATTGACGCTTTTTATAACCCGGTTAACGGCATCGCCGATTTTCGCGTAGATAGCTGTGTGGCCAAGCGCCGCACGGATGGGCCGGGCATTCTGCTTAAATTTCGCGGCGTCTGGCGTCACGAGCGCGTGCAATTCGAGGTACAGACCTAATGCTGATTCCCGGCCAAAACCGCCTCGCGGATCCTGAGATCGTCGAGGTGCCGCCGTTCGAAGAAATGCTCGCAAATTTCAAAGCGGCAACGATTGCCCATGTAGCAGAAAGCGATCCGGCCATGGCGGAAAAGGTTCGCGCTACTTTGGAAAGCGAGCCGGAGGTATTTACCAAATTGGTGGAAGCCGCGACAGTAATGCTACAGACCGAGCGCCGCCACCGTAATGAACAGATCAAGCAAATGCTAGCTTGGTGGGCAGAGGGCAGCAACCTGGATGCAAAGGTTGCCGACCTGGGCCTGCAGCGTCAAACGATCACCGAAGGCGACCCGGCCGCGTTCCCCCCTGTACCGGCGGAAAAAGAAGACGATGAACGCCTACGGCTGCGCTACTTTCTCGCGCCGCACGCGCCTGCGGCTGGCTCCCGGCTGCATTACCGCGCCGAGGCATTGACGCTGGGCGATCGGGCGCTTGTGACTGTTGAAACACCAGAAACTGGCGAAGTCGTCATCCGTTACAAGTTCGCGGGTGATACCTGGGCTGCTCAGGTGAGAGACGCCAAAGGCGTGCGCACCGGCGTCGGTGAGGTCACCGTGGCCGTGTTAGGTCGTGATGGCGATGGAACGCCCAGCGCTGAGCTACTGGAGGCCCAGCGGGCACACTTCGCTCGCAATGACGTTCGCCCGGAAACTGACGACGTTATAGTCAAAGCTGCCAGCATTTTACCTTACGAAATAGCAGCGATTGCGTATATTCATCGCGGACCGGATAGCGTCATTACAAAAGGAGAGGCTGAAAAGCGACTGCAGCGCTATGTCGACGAGCAGCATCACTTGAGCGGCATCGTTGATCCGAGCTGGATATATCATCACTTGCATAAAGCAGGCGCTGTGAGAGTAGGGCTGATCTCACCGTTGACAGCTATTATTGCAGATTGGGATGAAGCACCGTTTTGTGAACTCCTCACCATTGAAGTGAGGTACTTATGACGCACAGTTTGCTGCCAAAAAATGCGTCAACTTTAGAGCATGCGTATGAGCGCGCTTTTTTAGAAATATTGAATGACGCTGACGCGCCTTTTCCAGGGTTACTGAACCCCTACGAGTCTCCCGTTCCGTTTCTTCCTTATTTGGCTAATGATCGAGGGGTCGAAGAGTGGGATAGCGCGGATGATAATGATAAAAAACGCCGTACAATCGCGGCGGCATGGCCTACACAACGCTTGGCTGGAACAGGGAAAGCGATCATTACAACGCTGCAGGCGCTAAATTTTAGCGCGACGATAGTACCGTGGCACAAAGAGAAAGATCGAGCTCAGCCGTTTAGTTTGCGAATTGAGGCACATACGGGTGAAATGCTAGACGACGTTAAATCAAATCGTCTTTTCCGTCGAATACATGCAGTTAAAGCAGAACGCGATACTTTATCAATAAGTATGCTGCATAAATCTAGCATGAATGTTTACTTAGCCACTTCAGTGGCATCTGGAATTTCAACAAAAGTTTCCCCTCGTGTGTCTTTTCAGCTTAAGAAAAGTGCTATTAGTATTGCTTGCTTTCAGCATCTATCGTCTAGATACAATATAAAAGTAATGCAAAACAAAATGAACATATCTCAATCTGAAATTTTTTATTCAGCAACTTGCTATGTTCATCAACATTTAACCGTCAGATCATTGTGAGGCAGTAATGGCTAATTTTCCCGGTTTGGTTTTGACTGTTGAAGGTCGATCTCTACAATCAAAGGCTCAAATAGGAACGTCGTTGACGTTCACACGCGTTGCTATCGGTGATGGTGAGAGTAATTTTCCTGATCAGATGACGCAGCTTTCTAACGAAATTCTGTCTCTTAGCATCCAGGAGTTAGAAGTTATAGGAGATGGGACATCAAAATTGCGTGTGATAATGACGAATGAGTCGCTTGGCAGTGGCTTTTTTGTTCGTGAACTAGGGCTGTATGCTGAGGATCCTGATACAAAAGAGGAGGTTTTGTATAGCTATACTAACTCTGGGGATCAGCCTGATTATCTTCCCGCCGGTGGCGGTTCAACTATAGTTGAAAATGTTTTCGATCTTTACACTGTAGTGGGTAATGCGCAGAATGTGACGGCTAGAATTAGCGATTACATCACAATTGCAACAAAGCAAGATATTCAGAAAATTTCTCATCTTTTATTGCCGCGGGGAGGGCTGAGGCATCAATTAGCTCGAAAAAGATCAAATGATGATGGTGATTTAGAGTGGTTTTATCCCAGTGATGAAATTGATGTTTCGGTCGTCTCGGTAGAAGAGAGGCGTATAGCTGTAGAGGCTCAGAGGACGTTTAGTTTATCAGTCGTAAGCACCAAAGGATTAGCAGTTTATGTGAACGGAGAAAGAGTCTCTCGTAGCAAGTGGACGCCTGTCACTGATGTGCAAATGCGTTTTAATTTTGATTTATCAGCAGGCGATGAAGTTATTTTTGTTCAGAATGAGGAAACGGGTGATAATTCAACGGCACGGATATCGCTAACAGGCCCATCGACTATTTATCCGGGAAGCGTGAATAGTTATGAAATTTCAGACTATGACAGTTTTTCGGAATACTCTGTTGATGTCAGTCGAGGCGATGTAAGTGTCAGCGG